GCGACCGTTGGCTGTGTTTGTCCCCCGGTACACCCCGCCGATATTAATCTCGTTTGACTGGGTCGCCGCTGCCGGAGCAATCGTGTCACCAATGAAGATGTTATAGGTGCCTGTCGTGATGACCGAGTTGGCACAGTTGTAACCAATGGCGATATTGTTTGATGCTGATGTCACGCCACTATGCGACATGGCACCAGAGCCGATGACTGTATTCTTGGCCCCAGAGGTCCATCCGCCACCCTTGGCGGCATTGTAACCGATGGCTACGTTATCTGATGCTGCGTTTGTTATCACGCCCACAGCACCAGCGAGGGCGAAGTCCCCGATGATTGTGTTCTGGGACGCGCTGGTAGGAAGGTAGAACCCCGCCGAATTTCCGATGGCCGAATTTCCTGTCCCGGTCGTGATGTTTGCAAGAGCTGAAACGCCGACAGCGGTTGTTCCGCTTGCTGTAGTGAGGAGTGTCAGGGCGCTTGCCCCCACTGCCGTGCAGTTGCTCGCGGTTGTGATTGCGTTCAGCGCAAAGTTTCCAAAGGCCATGTTTCCATCGCCAGTGGTAAGGCCGGATTGCCCCTTGCAAGCGCTGTATCCGAAGGCAGCGTTGTACTGCCCGGTAACGTACTGCCCGGCAAGCCCGCCAAGGAGAGTATTGTAGCTTGTTGTTGTGATCGCCGTTCCAGCAGATGCCCCGATGATTACATTTGTCGTCCCTGATGAGACGGAGCCGCCGCAGTTTTGCCCAATGATGTTGTTGAAGTTGCCAGTCGTTATCCCGGCACCAGGCGATGCCGTGCCGCCAGCTCCGATAAACACGCAGTTGTTTGACGTCATCCCCGCGTTGCCACAAGCCGCCCCAAGGATGACAGTGTGGTTGTTTAGCGCGGCAGTTGTCTGCCCTGCATGAACGCCGTTCGTGCCGCCCGTTCTTCCGAAGAGCGCTGAGATGTTTGTTCGCGCGGTCGACGCGCTCGCAAGGTCCGACAGATTATTTGCAACTTGTGCGTACTTCGCCGCCAAGCTCGTGCCAGCTTCGTACAGGGTATTGGCGTTGAAGGTGTTTGCCCCAGTGTCACCACCTGTTGCTGACCCTACAAAAACGCCAGCGCCAATCGTCAGTCGTGCAGAAATGCTGCCAGACTGAACTGTTGTGAAAGTTAGTTTTGCACTTGATGCGGATGGGGTTGCGTCAGTGAGCGTTGCGTAGAACTCAGACGAGTTAAGTTGAGTTGCGGCGCTGTCATTCATTCTCAAGGAGACAGTTGGCCCAATGTCATTCGCTGCTGCCGAAGCGCTGTTTCTGTACAGGTACAGGTACGGGCCAGCGTTTGCGTCGGCGTTGGTCGAGATAAATGTAGCAGGCAGCCCGTACGAGGCTGATGTTGTGAACGTACAAGATGAATTGAACGTGTTCGTGTTCGTCCAGGTGTTCGCCCCAGCAAGAACCCCGTAAATCGAACCAAGGGCGGTTCCGCCCTGATAGTAGGTGGAGGCGTTGATCGTTCCGCCTCCCAGGTCACCACCTGTCGGAGAGCCAACAACAAGACCGCCACCGATGTAAGCCCTGGTCCCGTCAACACCACCAGTTTTAACTGCAAACCTCAGATTGAAGTCTTCACTGCCAGAGGTCGGGTCCACGACATAAACATTGATTGCGGAGGCGTTGTCTGTTCCGAGAGCGCTATCCTCTGACTGCCACGTTATGCTCCCAATTGTGTCGAGAGCAGCTGGGCTTCCGCCCTGACGCTTCAAGATCAGATACGGTCCCGGCTCAGCGCCTGCGTTTGTTGATACTAGGCTCAGCGCTGTGAAATACGTTCCGCTGCCCGTGATCGTCTGAGTAGCTGTCCAGGTATTTCCAGAGGCGAGAACTCCGTACTTCGATGATAGCGCAGTTCCGTTCTCATACAGTGTGACAGCGTTGAGGGTTCCTGTTCCCTGCCAGTATCCAGTTGGGGCGCCGACAATCACACCGTTGGAGACTTCCATGGCACTGGTGTTCGTACCAGCAACAGAGGCTGTGATCAGGAAGTTCGTGTCTTCTGAGCCAGAGGTCACATCGCGCCAATCGCAGCGCATCTGTCCCATGATCTTGTTGGTGCCGATACTATTGTTACCGCGCCACTGGATCATGCCAGCAACATCGGCGGCGGCAGGGCTGGCACTGTTCCTGTACAAATTCAGGATTGGCCCAGCCAGGGCGTCCGCATTGGTTGCCCCAAGACTTAGTGTTGTCTCGAACGAACCTGTGGTCGTTATCGTCTGTGTCGCTGTCCAGGAGTTGGCGACAGCGAGACGCCCATACTTCGCTGTAAGAGCAGTTCCGTTTTCGTAGAGCGTCGTGAAGTTTAGTGTGTTCGTCCCCTGGTTACCACCAGTGGCGCCGTTCGAGTAAACTCCACCTCTGAAGTTTGCCCCTGAGTTCGACCTGGTGATTGTGAGGACTGTGCCGAGGAAGGCGCCAGCGTCGGTGTAGCTGTAGATCGCAAAGTCAGACCCGGCGTTGGAGCCGGACTCTGCGGTTGCATCCTTGCCGAACAGCCAACGATCAACATAAGCGGAGCCGTTCCAAAAGCCCCAACGCGCAGTCGCGGCGTTCCCTGAGACAGCGCTGATGTAGAAGTTGGCATCTCCGGATGTTGCGTTCATCTGGAGAACTGGTGACGCTTTAGTGATCAGCTGGTTCGCCGACCACGTGTTTTGTGTGCTCAGAAGAGGGACTGTGGCCCCGCTCGTTCCGATGTTCTCGACAGCCGCTGTGCCAAGACCCAGGACCGTGCGGGCCGCAGAGGCATTAGCTGAGTCAACGAGATCATGGCCAAACGATGTGATGTTTGCCGCAAGCGTCGTGAGGTCGGCATCTAGTGGCTGATACCCAGACGCAGCAGCTGCGACGGTGAGGTAGTCAGTCGCCGTCTCCAGGGCCATAGAGCCCAGGCCAAGCGTCGACCGAACAGCGGCCGCGTCAGCATCATCCAGGAAGGTGATGGCGAAGGCTGAGATCGTGGTGTCGCCAGCCGAGATGTCCAGCGTGCGATCCGCATCACCCGTCGTGAGTGTGAGGGTCCTGTTGGCGGAGAGGTTCGATCCGCCAGCCAGGGTGATGATGTGCGATGAGTCGCTGTCGAAGAAGGCAGCCCCGGTCGATGCCGCCAGGGCGTTCGCCAGGCTGATCTTGTAGGTGACCCCGCCAGCAGACACGGCGACAAAGGCAGTCGCCTCGTCCACCGAGCTGGTAAGAGGTAGGTCGCTAATTCTGGGCATCGTCCACCCTCACATCAAGATCAGTACTTGGCGTACGAGACGTACACCTGGGCGTTACCAGTAGCGGCCGTCACACACAGGGCGTTCGCCGACGACGTTCTCAGGACCGCTGCCGATCCATTCCCCATGGCAAGGACGTTGCCAGTCGAGAGCTGCGTGGCTGGCATGATGTCGGCAGTACCAGTGCCGCAGTTCGTGCCAGTGCCCTGGACAAACTTCACGGTGCCAGAGGCTGACATTCCTATGGTGAAGGCGCATACCCTGATCACCTGGGATGCCGTCAGGGCCACGATCTCGGTGGTCGCTCCCGCTGTGACAGTGGCTGAGGCCTGGTTTGTGCAGGCGAACATCCTGTCCCAGGTAGAGCCGTTGTACACAGACATCATGGCGTTCTCCTGGAACACCTGGATGCCGTTCGAAAGCCCATCACTGGGGTTGCCAGCGCTGATCAGAGCTCCAGACGCGGATGGCCTGACAATGAGCTCTGCGCGAGAAGACACCTGGACGTCACCACGATTGCCGTTTGTGATTGTCGGTGCGGATGAATTGTAGACGCCGCTGATGCCAGCCCCGCCCCCAGACGTGACAGAGAGCTGGTTGGCCGGAGTGTCATTGTCGGCGATGAACACCGTGCCGAGGTAGTTTGTCTGGGTCGCCCAGGCCACAAACGAGGAGGCCATGAACGCAGACAGGGCGGCAACGAAGACGACCTTGGGGTCAACCTTCTTGCCGAACCAGGTCGCGATTCTCGATGTCATGACTGCGGAACCCCTTTGATCATGTGAAGTGTCACGTCGTAACCGGAGTTGATCGCAAACCCGACTGTCGTGAAGCGGAGGATGCCAGTGGCTCCAGCGATGGCTGGGCATCTGATCAGTGGATTGAACTTGAAGTTACCCTGGCCATCCAGAACGAGAGCGTCTTCATCGGTGGTGGCGTCCCACAGGATGCGTAGCCCACCACTCCTGATGGAGAAATCGACCACCTTGACCCTGAGGTTTGTGCCTGGGGCCACACCTTTGTACCCAAGCGCAGCGTCGGTGGCGTCGACTTTGGTGACCGCGCTTTCGCCAGTTCCGTCCGAAAAGTTCGTGAAGCGCATAACCAGGTTGCGTGCGCCGTTCGCAAGAATCCTGGTCGTAACAGCATCGGCCATGGCCTAGCCCTCCTTGATGGGTGAGAGCCAGGCTCACAGCGAGCCTGGCCCCATTCGTTATCAAGCATCGGTGCTTGAAGTTATGTTGGTGTTCATACCGACTTCGCCAGCGAGGTTGGCGATGGCAATCGGCTGGTAGAACTGACATGCAGCGCCAACGACAGCTTCCGTGATGTTCGCGGCGTTGTCCTGGAGCATGATGTTGATGTTCGGGCCAATCGAGCCAGTCGTTGCGGCGACCATCGTGATGGCGACGTCAGCGGCGTTCTCTGTCCAGATGTAGGAAGGAGCAGAGCCACCACCGATGCGGACACGGTTCATGGCCGTGGTCACGTTCTCGATGGCCGCGACGGCGAAGTTGCCGTAGAGGCTGAAGTCTTCGATGATCGTGTCATCACCACCGACCATTGAGAGAGCGGTGTCGGCGCCAGCTGCCGAGGCACCGCGGTGCTGCCAGCCGGAGATGCGAAGGCGGGAAGCGTTCGCGTCCGTCACGATGAAGTCCGTGGCCTGGCCAGTGACGTCTTCCGTGACGATGTCGATCAGCGTGAAGTCCGAAGCATTGACGTCAATCGGGCCCGTGAGGGCGTCGATGCCACCAGTGAAGCGGAAGTTCACCATCGTGATGTACGCAGCGTCGACGTCCATGTCGGCGCCAACGGCCGTCGTGAAGTTGATCTGCGGGCGAAGGTTGCCGTTGCCGAGACCGATGAGCGTGATGCCAGCGACATCGAGATCAAGGCCGCCAGCTGCGGTGACCGTTTCAACGTGGCCAGGCTTCACAAAGATGATGTCACCCTTGCTCGCGCGGCAGCGGCCGACAGCGTAATCGATTGTTGAGAATGGCTGCTCGTAGGTGCCCTTGTTACCGTTCTGGCCTTCAGTCGAGCTGACCCAGAAGACTTTGCCAGGGTGCGGGAGGGCTACCGGGACGTTGCGGAGGGCTACACCGTTCGGAAAGCCCTTTGGAAAGTTGGAAAGCATTTTGTTTCACCTTTCGTGAAAGTGGCGGCGGGACAATTCCCGCCGCTCACAGTCTGCATTTCATTCACCTGGCGGGTTTAGACGCCCGGCGTTCCGAAGATCGAACGGAAGTCCGTGCAACCCGCAGAGAAGCGCATGTACATCGCAGCTTTCGCGTTCTTCGTGTCGAAGTCGTTGTCCTTGTCGAACATCGGCTGGTCACGCCAGAAGAACGTCATGCCGCGCGGTGCGTTGGTGCGAACGAACCAGGCAGTGGTCGAGGTGAGGTAGTGGTTCACCTTGATCCCTTCCGGGAACATGTTCGTCGCCTTGATCACGTTGATCGCGTTGTTGGCAGTGTCGTTCTGGAGAACGGACTGAACAATACGATTCGCCTCGTAGAAGAGCGCAGTCGGAACGATCAGGCAGCGAGGCATGATCGAAATCTTCTGCCCACGAGCGTTCACGGTATCCATGATCTGGATGCCGAGGTCCTCGATGGCCGCTTCCGTGAGGTCCGACGCGGTCGTCAGCTCGTTCGACTGATCACCCGAGACTGTCGGATGGTCCGTCGCGATGAGCTCCTTGCCGTCGCCGAACGTGTACGTGCTGTTGAACGCACGGTTGTAGATATTCGCGCAGATGTTCTCCAGCGTCTGACGGCCGGAGAAGGCAAGGGCCTGGGCACGACGCTCAGAAACCTGCTTGTACATGTTGTCGCGAAGTTCTTCGAAGGTGACGATGTAGCCGAGGGAGTAGGCGACGTGCGTGTAGCGCGTCACGGTGCCCTGAGCTTCGGAGTCGTACCTGGTGGCAGCGCCCTGTTCCTTGCGGTTCAGGAGACCGAAGCCAGTGACTTCGACGTCTTCTTCGTAAGCTTTGTCGGAGGTCTGCACATCGAACAGGTCGGTGTACTCCTCCTTGTGCTCGTTGTAGGTCTGACCCCACACAGCGTGGATGCCAGGCCAAAGCAGTTTGGGATGGGTCCCAGTGCTGATCACTTGTGTCATTGTGGCTCCCCTCCCTTACACGCCCGTCGCATTGCGGAGCGAGTGCAAATTGATCTTGCACAGCCATCGCGCATACGACGCAGCCATTTCGTTGTCGGTACGGTGAACACCACGAAGCAACCGCATCTGGAGGGTGTTGGTTGTGGCAATCGTTGAGGAGTCGAGCATCCAGCCCGAGTATCCCGTGATCGTCGAACCAGCACCTGCGACGAGGTCCACGTTCTTGGTGCCAGCCGTAGCCATCGCAATAGACCCACCCACAGAGTCTTCCTGGGCCTCGAAGATGAGGTCCGGGTCGTCTGCGACGAGGATGTATTGAGCGGTTGAGGCTGGGTGATAGACCGCTGAGTCGCGCTGTACGCCTACGACGGGTTCGCCGCCGTTGACGATGCCGACCATCGGTCCAATTGTGTAGGCACCACCACCAGCTGTCGCGATCTGTGCAACGGGGATACCGTTGGCATCAGAAGCGCCCGTAGCAATGAGTGGGAGGCCAAGGTACAGCGCCGTCGCGTAAGACGAAGGCACATAGTACACATTGGCCGCCCCATTGTAGGGCGAACCGTCGAGACGCTGAACGGGGATGATGCCGCGAGGCATATTCCGGTTTGCCATAGCAAACACTCCATTGAGCATGAAAAAGATGATGACCAACTCCACCACGGAGTTGACCCTACGACGCCGTCAGCGCCTTCCTTTTGCTCTTCAGAGTTCCTTCAACGTCCGACCGTGTTAACGCTTAGCCTCGTTCTTGATCGAGATGCCCTGCGTCGGCACGTAGAAATTGCCTTGTCCTTCGACTGACTTCCCCTGTGGGAGATTGCCAGTTTTGATCCCCTGCTCGCCATCGTCGATTCGGCGCTGGTCCTGTGCGAGGTCTTCCCTCCAGAGAACCTCGGGTATCTCCATGAGATAACCGATCATAGCCCGACCATCACGATGTCTTCCATGAAGCTTGGAGACAATCTTTCCTTCGTGGTCCTTCACATGCTCCCATCCAGCCAGGCTGGCTTCCTCGACGCGCCCGGGATGATCAGCAAACCAGTGGCGATGGTAGCCAGGTCTGCGTGCATATGCAAGTTTCTGCTGTCGGCGACCAAAGGGGACACGTTTGGCGCGAAGCTCAGCGACCCTCATGTTGAGGGCATCGGCATCTCCAGGTGCATCCGAGGTGGCGACCGAAGCAGCTTCTTTCGGCACTTCAGCCTTCGGCGCCGGAGCTGCCTTTCTGACAGGCATGGTCGGATACGGCTTCGGGTTTTCGATGTCTGACATGGTTTACTCCTCGATCTCGGTGCCATGGTACTGGCGAAGGAACTCAGCCTTTGTGTACGGCTGGTAGTTGGGTTTCCCCTTGCGAAGCTCATACTGCTTGGCGATCTTCGCGAACTCGGCCTTGGCCTC